TATCCGTTTGCTTTGATTTGTTTGTCCATTGTCTCACGTCCTTAATAATGGTCTCAGTTCGGTGTTGTATCGGTTTACTTATCAACTACAATTCGCACAAGCTATAGTCAATCGTCTGATACAGATAGTCTTTAATATCGGCATACTTGCTACCGAAACGTCCTGATATTTTATAGTCAAGCTGTTTGTGAATTGTCCGATGTTCTGTCTTGATAACTACAACAAAGTCAATAAAACCGTCATAATATCCGCCATCATTCATAACATGATAACTATTACTACAGATTATCTTATTTGGCAATATCTCAAATACCCAGTCATAATCTATACCGCAGCCATGTGGTAACGCGTCAAGTAGTGTTTCTTCTATTTTGTCGAGATTTTTGCTTTGCCAGTCTGTATTATTAGACTTAATACAGTTTAGATAGGCCTGATGTGTTGATAATATGTTTACTTTGGTCTCTGTTTCCATGGTCTCGCGTCCTTATTAGGGGTTATCATTCAGTAACTTACTACTCTATCGACAAAACGCATTTCTGTTTCTTTAGTGTATTTTTGTTTCAATGATTTTAAATTTGTTATTAACAACCCAGCTATTAGATGCCGTTTTTCTAATATCTAAATTATCTACGTCAAGTTTATCTGAGATAACAGCATGAAGCTTATTTAGATCATTCCAAACTGCTATAGAATAATCACATAAACACCACATTCCTTTAGGGCATACTTTTTCAAATAATAGATATACTTTCATTTCAATTCCTTTCAAAATTCATTCACTTATTACCTTATCGGTATAATATAACAAGGTAATAAGTCAAACACTAGCGTTTTCTCATTTTTGACACTAGTTATTATTGTACTCGGCCGTCATAACTGTTTACCTATAAACTGTTTACATGAGTTCACGACATACTCTATCTTTTATACCCATACTATATGTAGTATATTAGGTCATTTTCCGCTTGACAACACACTACATATAGTGTATACACCTCGACTTATGTTTATTGTTTATTTTAGCACTATGTTGCTGTTTTATGTTTAGCACTATTCGGCTAACTTATGATTGACACGACCAAAAGTATAGAAGAGGACATTAACAGGCAGCTTTGTCTTGTTTGTGGTCTGTGCCGGAATAGCCAAGTGATCGACTTAGTAGACCACATTGTCGATGTAAATATGCCGGCACTATGTAGAGCATATAGAGATAGAGAGATTGCATATAGAAGTAAACGCCAACAGGTGACGGTATGACTGGATATGAAAACACGACATTGTGTAGATTGTTGCGGTTGTATGCTAAGTATGTCGTGTATATGGTATGTCCAATTAAAAGCATGCTTTGTGTATCGGTAAGGTCGGGTATGCCGCTGCATAAGGACGGGGTCTTATATACGTTTATTCCCCACCCAAACAGTAAACAAACTAAAAATTATTTTTTTTCACTTATTGTAGTAAGATGATATTGTAGATACAGAATAAGGACATAACCAATGGCATACGGTGACACGATGGAAGGCCCAAGTGAAGCCTTTGTAAATCAACGAAAGTGGACAGTCGCCGGTACAGTGACCGAGCGATATGCCGGAGCAGGTGAAGCTCTTGACGGAGAGAGCCGGTCTGATATTGTCGTCTCAGCCGTAGCGGCCAAAAAGATAGTTATATTCAATCCAAAGAGAGGTACCGTAGCGGTAGAAATGAGATACCGCTCCGATGGAAGTGAGGACGATGCAAGTACGGTCCATATATACGCTGCAGCAGGAGCTGACCATTATACCAGAATGGCAACGCACGTTATCACCCAGGGGACGCAGTTATATACCGGTGCAATCTACTTCTGTGATGGTATTGCCGTTACAAATGAAAACTGGCTGACCGAGGCAGGAGTAGTACAAGCCTCGCCAGCGGATAACCACATAGCACGTTACGTATTCAATCCACATGGATATGACCGATTCGCTGTCATAGTGTCAACGCTCGCTACAAAAACGGTGTATGTTGATGTAAGGAGACTTTAGAATGAAGAAGACCTTGATGACCATGATAATATTGGCATATCTCATGGGTGTAGCATGTGCCGACCTTGTCGTACCGCTTGTTGACCCACGTGTAGAGTCCGGTACGGCAACGAATCAGATGGCCTTTTGGAACAACACAGCATTGCAGTGGCAGCACACGACCGGCTTACTTTGGGATGAGCCTAATGACTGCTTGACCGCTACAGGCACAACTGGTAAGCAGCTAAGACTATCAGACAACGCAGGTGACTATCATGATTTTAGGGTGGATTCTACTGGCGTTTTGTCCATTGTCGGCACAGGCACTAATGCAGATTTCGTCTTTGGATCTACTGCGTTAGCTGACGCAGGTGAAGCGGGTGATTCTCGAATGTGGTTTGATAAAAGCAAGGGGGCGTTTAGAGCTGGTGCGGTAGATGCTGCTCAATGGGACGATGTGCGTGTTGGGAACAATAGTTTAGCTTTTGGCTCTAATGGAGTTGCAAGTGGGATATATTCAACACACTTTGGGAATGGTGGAACAGCAAGTGGATTACACTCAACACACTTTGGTTTTTTAGGGACAACAAGTGGAGCATCTTCAATTCATTTTGGTGGTTATGGAGTTGCAAGCGGTGTTTATTCAACGCACTTTGGGCGTTATAATCTTGCAGACTGCTACGGCTTAATGACTCTTGGTCGGTTTAGTGCTTTGGGAGCAACGGAAGCGGATAGTGCTACTGTATGGTATGCCGCTGACCCGATATTCATCATAGGCGACGGGGCAAATATAGGTAGCCGGTCTAACGTCTTCACAATCTACAAGAACGGCAACCTCATAACAGACGGCGACATAACTGGTGCTGCAATCAGTGGAACAAACACCAATTGGGACGCGGCTTATACTCATATAGGCGAAAGCGGTGCAAGCCACACCTATATAGACCAATCAGTAGTAAGTGGTTCGTCTCCAACTTTTGATGGCACTAATATCACAGGTGTTGCTTCTATTGACGTTGCTGATGAAAGTGCTGATACTACTTGTTTTCCGCTGTTTGCGACAGATGCTACCGGAGCTATTGCCCCAAAGACAGGGAGTAATTTAACTTTCAATTCATCTACGGGTGCTTTAGGTGCTACAGATATAACGGCAAGCGGAGATTTATTGGTTACCGGAGATACAGGGTTAGGAGAGGCTTCGCCACTTCGTAAATTAGATGTAGCAGGCTCGGTAAGAATGACAGCAGAAGCATCATCTTCTATTACGGGTACAGCAGACCCGGCGGTAAGTAAAACTTTACCAGGAACGAACACTCTGTTTCTTACTGAATTGGTCGCAGGCGACAGAATAACTGTAAATAGTGAAAGCAGAACAATAACTGCTATTGCCAGCAATACAAGTTTAACAGTAGACGTTAAGTTTTCAGATACCGCCGGTGGGGCAACAGTAACTAAATTGCCTGCCGAGCTTATTCTAAGAGATAGCTCAAATAATGTTGATTTAATTGTTAATGGCGATGGTCATTTGGTTCTTAACAACCCACTATATTTAGCGAATGGTGCTTACAACATTCCTTCTCTCTCTTTTAACAGTGACCCCGATACGGGTTTTTACAGAATTACCACAGATGCGTTAGGATTTAGTACGGGAGGCTCAACAGCTTTAGCAATGTATTCAAATTCAGTGGTATTTAGTCGCCCAACTTTTTACCATGAACGGGTTACTGCTGATGTTTTATCGCCGAAATTCATCTTTAGAAAACTTAACTTAACAAGCGATCCTTATACTCCGGGTGTTGGTGACGGGTTAGGTGCATTGCAGGGTTCAGGTTATCTCGGTGCAGGAGGCGGCTGGCAATATGGCGTTGGAGCTTCTATCGAGTTTGTCGCGGAGGAAAATTTTAATTACGGTACACCGGATGAGTTAGGTACAAAAATTATATTTCAAACCTGTGCTATTAACGCTGCGACTCTCACGACTCACATGACAATAGACAATGCTGGTAATGTTAGAATAGGCGACGCTACAGCCCCTACAGAGACATTTGAAGTATTAGGCTCATCGCAGTTCGGCGACGACACAAACGAGGTACAGATAAGCTCGACCGGCGTTATGACTTTTCACGAAGATGCTCGATTCTGGCAGGGTGTATTCGTTTCTCCATCAAGGTTCAAAGAGCCCACATCGGGAATACCATCAGAAGTTAATAGAGGACTTGGGACGGCTCGTGATTTCTCAGACAATACAGATAAAGAACATTTACACGTTGTGGTAAGTATTCCCGGCTTTTGGGATGCGACAGAAAATTTGGAAGTAATTATACATTGGGAAAGTCCTACAACATCAGAGAAATGTGATTGGTATATTAAGTATCAGCTTTTGGCAGAAAATGAAGATATGACATCTACAACCACAGCCACCGTTGCTTGTGCAGCGGGTTATTGCACAAGTTCAGCTACGGCTAATGGATTGGTACATAGCACCATTGTAATACCAACTGCTGCTTTTGATGCTGGTGATAAAAAGTTAAGGTTCGAGCTTTGGAGAGATGCAGATAGTGGTAATGGTGATGATACACTTGGCGATTCTGCATATCTACACGGCATAAGAGTTCGAGGCGTAAGATATAAGACCGGCGGAGCAATGTAATAATAGGAATGTACCTTGGCAAATGAAATAAAAACAGTATGGTCAACAGACAGAACTCTGACGGCGGATGTCTATTATGATGATGCCGGAGAGATGAAGGCTCGCGGTGCACAAGTTGAGATGTTTGAACAACCAGCCTCAAGCGGTCTTTACAAAGGCTCTCACACGACAATCGTAGCGGGTGACATAATAATTATCAAAGACGGTACACAGCTAATCGGTACGGTTGAGTATAGGGCCGAGTCCATACAAAGTGGTGCGGCGAAGATAGTTCCAGCCGGTTATGTAGGTGATTACTATGAAGACGACATAGTCTATATCCTTTGGAGTACTTCTGTAGCCTCGTCAACAGACGGAACAGCTCTTGTATATAAGAATGATGGCACTGGTGAAGTGACCACACCGACTGGAATTACCGAGGCACGTGACTTTGATGGTAAAACCGGTGTGCACCTCTGTAGAATAGACCTCTCTGCAAGCTCTTTCTACGCCAGAGAGCGTGACTATTCAGTTGTGGTGTCAGGTATCGTGATAGACGGTCAAACACTAAGCTATGTAATCGCATCATTCAGCATCCAGAATAGATTCAACAAAGAACGCTTTATAAGGGATGTATAATGACTAACTTTGGAAAGAAAACACCAACAGTGTCAGATGTTCTAACTGAACAATTAGCTCGCCGTATCGTTGTGAAGCAGGGCGGTCTGTTCCTCTCCGGTGACAACGGCGGTCCTATAGAAGTGGCCGCACAGGGTGACAGAGGTCCGCGTGGTGAAAAAGGCGTACAAGGTGTAAAAGGTGTCAAAGGTGACAGAGGTGTGGCCGGTCCTACAGGTCAGACCGGTCTACAAGGTCAGCAGGGTGATACCGGTTTTCAAGGTGCGGAAGGTGATAAAGGACAGCAGGGTGAACAAGGTGAACAAGGCGTACGCGGCCAGGAAGGAATTTCTGGTCCTGTTGGCGAAAAGGGTGACACAGGTGACAGAGGACTCATCGGTCCTGTCGGTCAGGCTGGTCTCTCCGGTCCGAAAGGTGACAAACCTGCTTTCCAACGTGAAGGCACACATATCCGCTTTGAAAATCCAGATGGCACGTGGAGTTCGTGGCTTGAGTTGACTGGTTCGCCTGGCTTCAACGGTATGGATGGTAAAGACGGACGTAATGGTCGGCCCGGTGAACAAGGTCCGCAAGGTCCTCGTGGTGACACTGGCCCAGCGGGTATAGCCCCGGCTGAAGTAAACTACTTCACAAATGAAATATTGAAGCTGAAATCGCGTATAACTGCCTTAGAGGACACAACATAGTAATAAACACTTGCAATATATAGATAAGTATGTTATATAGGAAACAACATGGCTAAACGAAAGAAAAAATTTAAGGCTGAAACGCTGACAACCAGGCGTGACCAGTCTCTGGACACCAAGACGATTAACAGTTACCGCACACCATACATACCGCAGGACAGAAATGACCAAATAGTGCTCAACACAAAGAAGTGTCGTGGTCAGCTCATTGCCGCATTAAACCGTGAGGCCATACGTTTTGGCGGCATGTCTCCAATGGCAAGAGTCGCCAAGCTGTTCTACAATAATGATAAAGAAGCTATAAAGATACTCAAACATATCTTACCAGAGTTGAAGTCGATAGATGCTAAAATAGACCAGGCAAGTCCACTAAAGCTGATATTGAACATGTCAGAAGATGATGATGTAAACGATGAAGATGATGTAGATGAAACCGAAACTGACGATTCCGAGACTTAACAGATGGCTAACACAAGTCTAAAATCAAAAATAGCTACAGAGCTGTTTAACACAGGTGCAAGCAAGGCTATGGAGTTTACGCCTGAGATATTCCAGCGTCCGTTTATGAAGTCGGTCTGCCGTTATCCAGCATTTATTGGTGCATGGGGAACGGGTAAGACTCTCTGCGGATTTATGAAGGGCATAATGCTCTCCCTGATGTACCCGGGTAACTCTGGCATAATCATAAGAAAGACATATCGTGCCCTCAGTCGCTCCACCATCCGTGACTTCTGTTCGTGGACCGGTTTCAAAGTCTCAGAGCAGCGTCAGGAAATTCTAATCCCCGGAACTGGCGGTTCAGTAATAGCCTTTGCCCATGCGGATAATCTTCAGGACTTTCGTTTCACTGTCCAGGGTATGAATCTTGGTTGGGCAGAAATAGAACAATCTGACGAGTTAGAGAACTCCGAAGTTTTCAACGAACTCGACGGACGTATCAGACGTATCTTAACACCGAACGAAGACATTCAAAAGTCTCTCATCAAAGCCGGTATGCTCGACCATCAAGTCTCCAGCTTTTCAAAACTTGACCAAAAGACCCGCGATAACATAGAAGACTACCTGATGCACAAGATGAATCTCCCTGTCCGTCAGCTCATGGTCACGGGTAATGCAAATGGCCACAATTGGGTTTGGCGTAGATGGAAGAAAGCACCGACAGAGGGCTACCAGTTATTTGAAGCGATTTCCAGTGAGAACAAAGCAAACATTCCCCGAAGTACCCTAAAAAGTTGGGACAACATGAAAATAACCGCACCGAAGCGTCATGCTCGGATGGTGATGAACTCGTGGGAAGACTATGAAATCGAAGGCTCTTTCTACGCCGAGCTGATGAGTAATTCGCTAAAACAGAAACGCTGTGAGCTGGACACCCTATATGACAAAAGTGTTCCGGTCTACACCTTTTGGGACTTGGGTATAAGAGCGTCGGATACAACGGCCATCTGGTTTGTCCAGTTTATAGGCGATGAGATATGGCTGATAGACTACTTAGAAGAGTATGGCAAAGGTATGGAATACTATTCAAAAGAGTTGAGTAAAAAGCCATACGAGTATGTAGCTCATTATCTACCGCCCGATGCGGTACAGCGTTTACAGGGCAGAGAGATAACAACGCGTCTTGACATCATGCGGAGACTTCGTCGTGAGCCTATCAGATTAGTAGAACGTCACCGTGTAGAAGAGCGTATAGCCTGTGTTAGAAGTGTGCTAAACAGATGTAAGTTCAATGCCAAGTGTGAACGCGGCGTGGACTGCTTGAACAACTATCGTAAAAAGAGATATGACACCGCATCGGAAGACACACCTGTGTTCATGTCCAAACCGGCTGATGATGAATGGACCAACGGTGCAGATTCCTTCGGTTACATGGCGGTAGTATTCAGATATGCCCCGCCTAAAAATGACGACGCATACAACATGTTCTCAGATGACACCGACTGGACTGACGAAAGTGAAAGCGAACAAGGTGTAACAAATCTCTTAGGTGTAGGATAACTTAAAAAGTAAAGGAGCTTGACATCAAACGTATGTGGCTTGTATACTGTCCTCACTGTGGAAAAGCAGCAACGGGAGCTGTCGCACCAAGAGCAATAGGTTACGAGCCAAGAGTATCATGTGTCTTGTGTAATAGAACAATCAACGCGGCAAAAGGAGCGTTTCAGTATCACAAGACAAACATAACCGAAACCAAGCGTGACTTACTTTCTGTAGAGTGAGCGAAATAAACATTAAGGAATAACCTATGTCACATGGCAGTCCAAGTCCATTAGCACCGACTCCACCAGCTCCAATAACTATCGAACCGACAATGGAGAAGACAAAGGGCGACTTGAAAGAACGCCTAAGACGCTCTCGGAGCAGAGCACTTAGCCAGGTCTCTGATATAGGCTTTCTCGATTCACAGCCAGCAATGGCAAAAAATGAACTTTCAAATGTTTTAGGAGTGTAACCGAATGGAAAAGAGATGTGGAAAGTGTATTTACTGTATTAAAGAAAACAATATACTATATTGTAAAGAGTCACCACCGCAGAATAATACTGTAGTTCTGCCTCGTAACGGTATACAGGCTGGCTCAGGACCAGCTCTTGAAATACGAACAGTATCAAGTTGGCCTTCGGTAAAGGAAAATAGTAGCGCTTGTGGGAAATACGAGGAGATGTCACTATGAATATGCAGCAGGCAGAAGAAATACTCGGCCTCAGATTTAGAGGCCGTAGAGTCTACCTTGAGCAGAGAGGTATGAACAAAGAGCAAGTTGACTCCGATGAGGACACTGTTAAAAGAGACTGTCATGAGTTCGCAGTTATTATGAAGAAAATGACCGCGAGCCGAAGACCATCCAGTCTGATTATACAACCGGGGCAACCGCTTAATTAAGAAAGAAAATAACTATGATGAAAAAGCAAGCAGAGCTTAACTGTTATATGCCACCAAAGTGGTCCATAGTATTATGGCCTCTTGGAGTAATACTTTGTTTACCATTACTCTTAATCAGTATTTTTTATACTGCTATAAGGAAGTAACAATGTACGAATGGAAAAACAAGTCTGACGAAAGCATTGCCAAACTGTGTGTAGACCAGCTTGGTCGGGCTAAAGAACGTCGTGGAGTCTACGATGACTTACACAGTCTGATTGTAAAGATATTCCGACCTCGTCGTTACGACATCTTAGGCAACAGTCAGAAAGGTCAGCAGTACGGTTCTACTCTCTACGACCAGCATCCTGCTAACGCTCTGAACAAATCTCTCTCCGGTCTTATCGGCTACATGGTCTCTCGCTCTTCGCCCTGGCTTCAGTTCATAGCTCCCGATGTCAGACTAATGCAATTAGACCACATAAAGAGGTACTGTCAGGAAGCGACAGAGCAAGTCCTCTACGGAGCTAATCGTTCCAACATCTATGCCTCACTAATCCCTCACGGTCTTGATGCCTACTCTGTTGGTACATCAGTTATGATACCTAATTCAGATGAAGTAAAAGACCGGGTAGTTTTTGATGTAGTCCACCCGCGTGATAGTTACATCATTTGTAATCGCTTTGGCGACCCAATCATATACTTCAGAGAACTGAAACTAACTCGTCTGACCGCTTTGGAATACTTCACTGAAGACAAACTTCCGACCACGTGGTTCAAAAAGGATGCAAATGGAAACAGTGAGCTAAAGGACCAGATGACTGAGCAGAAATTCGTTTGGGCTACTTATCCCAATGCTGACCGAGATACGTCAAGTCTCTTACCGGTAGATAGAGAGTTTGCTGTCTTTGCCGTGATGCTCGGTTCTGCCGGACCTGACAAAAGTAGTCTCGTCATGCGTTCAGGCAGAGAAGTCTTTCCCGTATGTTGGAGACAACTTCGTGAAAGTGGTTCTGACTACGGTACATCTCTCGCAGCGGACTGTCTGACTTCGGCACTGGTTTGCAACAAGCTGACGGAGAAATCAGTTGCCGCAGCACATCAAGCTGTCGAACCAGCTGGTATCTGGTCAAAATCCCTCCGGGGCTCTCTAATGAAGACCGGAACTAACCCCGGTGCTCGAATATTTGCCGATGACATAACACGTGACGGTTTTAAGCCCATCCTGGACCGGCTCAACTGGCCTGTCTCGGATGCACAAATAGAACGTCTTCATAGCCAGATTGACGACAAGTTCTTTATCAAGTTCTTTGAGATGTTGTCATCCGGTGACATAAAAGCCCGTACCGCTTACGAAGTCTCACAGATGATGGCGGAGAAGGCTGCTCTAATGACCTCCATCGTTGACACATTTGAACAGGACACGTTAGAACCGTCTCTTGAAGCTATAATCCTCCATGAGACAGAGGCTGGTCGTATGCCTGAGCCGCCTGGAGAACTCGTCGAATCCGGTTCTACTGTAGACATTCGCTATCTTGGTCCTCTTGCCCAACTTCAACGAACTCTCCTAAAGGCCAAAGGCACAGTCGACGCTATGGCAATAATCTCTCAAATAGCTGCATTAGACGAAACAGTTGCCTGGAAATTCAACTGGCTTGAAATAGCTGAAGAAGTTGCAGTAAATCAGGGTATGCCTCAGAAGCATATCAAGTCAGATGAGGAAGTAGCAGCGATAGTACAGCAGCAGCAACAACAACAACAGGCCGCACAGCAAGCTGAAATGCTTGGCAATGCTTCTAAAGCGGCAGGACCACTTGGTAAACGTCCTGAGTCCGGCTCACCGATGGAAAAGATAAGCAATATGGTAGCGGAGTAAAGACAATAACTTTTAGAAAGGTATGATTATGGCAAAGGCAGGAATACCAAAGCGTGACGGAAGTGGCCGAGGTCGTAGAGCTAATCAAGGTCGTGGTGGCTGTAAAACAACAAGAAGTACGGGACGAGGCAGAAAACGGTAACTTTTAGAAAGGTGTTATAATGAGTAAAAGTAAAAATAAAAATAAACAAGTGCGAAAGGAAAACCACGTGGAAAAGAACAAAGACAATATGAAGAACAGTGTAGAGGAAGAAATCGGTAAAGTTGTAGCTCCGCCTATTTTACCTCCAGCCGTTCCTGTTGACCCAATTCCTGAAGGGCTGACCAACGGAGAGAAAGTAGAGCTTGCCGAGTCAGAAGACCTGCTTGTAAAAGAGGCCGAAACAAAAAAGGCAAAGGAAGTCGTTCTGACAGAAAAGAAAAACATTGCCGCTGCCGAAAGGGAACTCCGTCGCTACGTAAGACGTAGTGGTGGTCTTCGCATGGGCATCGGTAAACTGGACAAGCATCGTGCTGACCAACTGATGAAACGCCTCGGCAGAACAGAGGCCAAGTGGGACTTGACAATAGACATGAGTTTAATAGAGTAAGGATAAGATACCGTGGCCAACTGGTTTGACATGACCGAGAAAGAACTGCATGAGTCTGAAGAGGCTCAGCAGCAGAAACAGCTCGCGTACTGCAATACTTTCTACGCGACAGACGAAGGCCGCCTTGTCATGGCAGACCTACGCCGTCGTATCTACTCTTCAGGCGGTCTTGAGCCGGTAGCTGTAATCGCGTTAATTGAGTTCTTGGAACATATTCGTACAAACTGTGGCTTGGTAGACGCTAAAGCTATTACCGATGCCGAAGCGTCTACCATAATTAGCAAGTAACAAAACAGAAAGGAAAAGTGTTTTATGTCTACAGAAATGGATTTATCATATAAAGAGATGCCGAGATACGGGTGTCACAAAGAGGTTTGGGCGTTAAAGATTAAAGACATCATTACAGATGAAAAAGTAGGTACGTCTGAAGCAAAAACTACAATAGTGCCAGAGGACAGTAGCTTTTGTAATATAGTAGTAGATGCTAAATACATAACTAAGCATAATCCAAAAGTAGGCGGTTACTACGTAGTTTACGAAGATGGCTACGAGTCATGGTCTCCTGCTGGACCGTTTGAAAATGGATATACCATAATTAGTGAGTAAAAACTTTAGAAAGGAAAAGACAATGGATTTCAACCTAACAGAGCACATCGGCGAAGACGGAAACTTCACCGAAGGATTTGCACCGGCAGCTACAGCGTCACTTGGCGAAGGCTATCAGGACAGTAAAGTCCTCGAAGGCATAACCAACCCTGCTGGTCTTATCAAAGCGTATGCCGATACGAAAACGGCCTATGGCAAAAAGCTCGAAGGTGTAATTGCCAAGCCCGGAGAAAATGCGACTGACGAGGAAAAAGCGTCATACCGCAAGACAATGTTAGCAGAGTTGGGCACTCCTGAAAGTCCCGACGATTACAACTTTAACCGTCCAGAAAGTCTCCCTGACGGCATGACCTACGATGAAGAGTTTGAAGGTGCGTTTCGTCAGTTATTTCACGAGGTAGGTATGCCTGCGGATATGGCAAAGTCTCTTGCTGACAAATTCAACGAAGTGCAAGTAGCTCGTCATGTAGCCGCTGTTGAACAGGCGAAACAAAAACTTACTGAAGAGGCAACACAGCTTGACAAGGATTGGCCCGGCGAAAAGTCAACCCTGAACAACCGCCATGCTTTCAAAGCTATCATGCAGTTTGGTACTGAAGAACTAAAGACCTTGTTAAAAGAGGCCAATATCAGCACCAACCCAACGAATCACGACGCTTGGAACAAGTTGAACATCTCGCCGTCACAACGTCGTATCTGGTCTAACATCGGAGCAGCTATGAAATCGGACCTCGCCATAAACGATGAAGGCTTGCCAGCGACATCGAATGAACCGGCTACAGCGATGGGCAAGATATACGACCATCCGACGAGTAAAACTTTACTTGACAAAGCTAAAAGTTAATAGTATAGTAGACAATAGCATCCAACTGTTGAAGTTGATTAGTGCTTAGTCTTGAGTTCAGACTACTCTGGAAGTACCAGAGCCTGATGCTTAACAGTCAAAGCGACTGTCGCCTTAGCGGGCGTAAAGCAGCAGGAGACCTACCGCAAGTAGATTATCTCCGAGAAAAGTTAATTGTTTTGTTCAAAAATTGAATATTGACTATTTTTTGGAGGTACTATTATGGCTACTTTAGCTTTAGGTACTGATTTAACAATCGCCGAGCTGGTCCGTAGAGAAGACCCTGATGGCAAGCTCGCCCAGGTCATTGATGTCATCAGCGAGGAAAATCGCATCTTGGATGATATCACCTGGATAGAGTGTAACAATGGCACTTATCATGAGGACACCAGAACAGTGACTGAACCGTCCGGTTCGGAACGCTCATACGACGAAGGTGTTGCCGGTGAAGCTGGTGTGACCGAAAAGGTTATCGAGCCAACTTGTATGCTTAACGGCATATCAGAAGTTGACTGTGCTAAGTTCCAGCACTCGCCCAGCCCTGGTGCGGCACGACTTCAGGAAGACGGATTTTTCCTACGCGGCATGAGTAAAACACTCGTCTCTCGTCTCTTTGATGGAGACAGAGGTGCTGATGTACGCCGAATCAACGGCATAAATGTTCGCTCTGATTACAGCTCTCTACAGACCGCCGGTTCAGAAACCCGCGTCTTTGACAACGCAGGTGGAGACTGTGCTGACGCATCGACATTTACCTCGATGTATTTCGTTCAGTGGGGCTTCAAGAAAGTAAACTGCATCTATCCGCGTAACGACCCCAATGGCGGTGGAACATTACCTATCAAGATGGAAGACTTTGGAAAGTCAGTCATCAGCCAGGTAATCGGCGGAACGGAAGCACCGACAAAGAAATACCCTGCGTGGCAAACGTGGTTCAGTTGTGACTTCGGCTTGTTCGTCCATGACCCTCGTTGTATCAAGCGAGTTGCCAACATTGCTACCACCGGAATCGACGGAGTTAACTACTTCAGCTTCCACGAAAATGCGATGATTGACGCATACAATCAGCTTGAGTACAACGGTGAAGGAACAGTCATATACTGTAACCGGACCGTTCTTGCTCAGGCACAAAAACGTTCAAACGAGAAAGGCAATGCTTTCTTTACCACACAGTCAGAAGGTGAAGGCCCGTTTGCACGCCCTGTGACCCGGTTCATGGGTATCGAGATGAAACGTGTTGACCAGATAACCAACACACAGGCTGACCTGACTTAATAAGTCTGGTTGATTTAATCGTTTAGTTTGATAAGTTTTGTTAACTTTACTTTTAAGGAGTAAAGATATGTTAGATGTTAATAACTGTTTCACCTATACTTACAGTGCGGGTACTTTTGCTGATTACTCTGAAGATGTCACTGCAGCAGCTATTTCAGCAAATGTTCTTGACCTCGACGCAGCTGGAATTGTACCATCAGGAGGCTCTAAGCCTCTCTGGCTTATTGTTCGTACAATAGATGTTTTTGCAACAATAGTCAGTTTAGGTATAAAGCTAATTACTGACTCGGCTGTTCCTTCTCTTGATGCTGCAACTGGTTTGGATATTGTAATCTATCGTTTTGCTTTGGCTGAATTAACAGCAAACACGCTGCTTATAAATCAGCCCTTGCCGCATTTTAGCTATTTGCAGTATCTTGCGTTAGAGTATGAACCATACACCGAAGCATCTGCTGGTTCTATTGTGGCTTATCTTTCTAACAGTCCTGAACCGGCAATCTCAGCACCTGAACAGACTGTTGAAGCTGGTACGTAAGCGGAGTAAACAGAAAGTATTGAAAATGTTACTGGAGAGGTCGGTTGTTTCGGCCTCTCTATCTTAAAAACTTCTTTTTATAGGAGACTAAGTTATGAAAAAGTTAATTTTTACCCTACTGATTTTCTCAGTCACGTTCTTTGCTATTGCTGGTCCGAGTCACTGGAATATTCGCTCTCGTCCTACTGCTAACTGGCTCAGCGGTTCATACACCGACCCTGCATGGCATTGGATGATGGACATGGAAGACCTTATGTCTGCAGGTGTCAGTCTCGGAACAGGTAGTATTTACTACGTGGATAGTGGCCTGACCACAGCCGGTGCTGGTACATCTTGGGAAACTGCTGTAGCTACAATAGATGAGGCAGTTAATCTTTGTACCGCCAATCGAGGCGACGTCATCATGGTAGCTCAGGGTCATGCTGAAACTCTTGTTGCTGCTGGAAACTTGGTAACTTGTGACATAGCAGGTGTAACCATAGTTGGAATAGGTTCTGGTTCACTTAGCCCATCTATCACGTTATCAGATGACGAAGCGATTGCATTTAATGTGGATGCTGCTAATGTAACTATTAAAAATATCTACATAGACGCTACCGGTGCAGATGGTGTAAATACACCAATAGATGTAGGTGCTACATATTGCACATTAGCTAACATTGTAATGTTAATGGCTGATGGTACAGGTCAGGCAGATCTCGGCATTACAACCAGTGGTGCTTCAGGTGCTGCAGCCTATATGAAAATAGTTGATTGTAGACTCATTGCACCAAATGTAGGTGCTACTGCAGGTATTGACCTTGAAGAAGTTGCAGAAGGTGTTGTTATTTCAGGTTGTTACATATACGGTGAATTTAGTATCGCTGCTATACACAATATCACTGGAAAAGTCTTAACTAATCTTTTGATAGAAAAGTGTTACTTGAAGAATGACACTACTGGTCAAACATCAATCGAGTTAATTTCTGCTTGTACGGGAATGTTGGTAGAGAACTACTATCATTGTGACCATAATGCTCCTGTAGATACGGGTGCATGTTTCTCATTCGAGTGTTATGGTATTGATGATGTTGATGAAAGTGCTTATGTTCGTCCAGTAGTAGGTACTCCGTAATGTCTATCTTGTTTAACCAGGGCGGGTTCGCTCGCCCTTTTTCTACTCTTTACTTTAACTCGTACAGTTAGGAGTGACACAAATGAAAAAGTTAATACGATATGGAAAAACCCTTGTCCTCGTCATGGCTATTACCGTTGTCGTGGCCCTGCTCTTACTCTTGCCCACTACTCGTGCAGAACCGCTTGACACATATCACTCAAGCTGGCACTTAGTCCGAGCTATGGGTGATGAAGATGGTGCGTCTTTTGCTGCTGTCTACGACCTGACCGGTGTAGGTACAACCAATGGTGACTTTGCCAGTATGGATAGCGGTTCAGTAGTTTCAGGTGGACCATTTCATATAGCCACTATGAACTCAGAATTTGGTGAAGGCTATTCACATGGTTCTAAATGGATGTTCTCTATTTGTGGAAAAAACTACAATGCTAAGGATGACACTTTTTCCTATACAGTAGTTGGTTGGGCAAAGACTAACGGTATGCTTCAGGAGATATGCTCCGGTACAGGGGCTTTAGGTACTCAAGCGGTCGTGACATATCCTGACGGTACTGACGCTCTTGGTGAACTGGTTTCGGAAACGTCAGTAGCTTATACACATGCGTCAACGAAATTTACAGTGACTAATGAGGGTTTCGACGGTGTTGTAGCAGGTATGTTAGCCCGTATAACCGGAACAGGCTATACCAATGAGATAATTGACATAACAACTGTTACAGACTCAAATAACATAGTTGTAAACGTATCTTCTTCATCTACTAACGGCACGGATTCGACCGTTCAGATAAACCCTGCTTTCTGGGCTGACACAGTAGTCGTTACTGACCTTACCAGATGGCCCTTAGACGTAGGCGGTGACGGAGCTAATCCACAGGTCTATAATTCCACAAATAATGAAGTGGCGTTTCTTGTACTCGATTTGACAGGATTGGAATATATCCAGTTTATCATTTACGGTGCTGATGCAGCAACAGGTGAACAGTCTGGTGATATAAGAGTATATGGCAGACGTTTCTAAGATAGTGGTTCGATATTTCTAAAACTTCTTTAGGAGTGACACAATGGCTATCTCGGAAACAACAATCATAAATGCTGCTTTTGCTCTTGTAGGACTTAAAAAGGCTGCTGACACGGCAGAGGACCGCAAAGGCACGCGAGTGTACAACCTCTTATATGAGCAGGGCCGTAACGAAATGTTCGACCTGCCTCACGATTGGAAATTCGCTACGACCCGTGCGGAACTAAGCCAACTCTACCTCCTGACCCTTGATGATGCACCAACAGCAGCCTGGGCAGTGGCTGACACAATAACGGGTGCGACATCAGCCGAGACATGTGTAATAGTCAGCGTTGTCTCGACAAAGATATTCATAGTGACCGAGCCGTCAGGTGACTTCACAGATGGAGAGGTCTTGTCTAACGGTACAGGTACGAGAGATTGTGCAACTGGCTACCCTGTGACCGCTGAAGAAGCTCCACCTTTCGGTTATGACCATCAGTATAAGTTACCTACTAATTTCCGTCGTGTTGTAGCTCAAGTAGATGATGATGGTGATGATACAGAATACAAATACCGTCGTGAACTTCTGATAGATGACGCGGCAAATGAGATAGATGTCTTTCTAACGGATGAGGCGTCTGTCTACATCAAGTATCTCAGAATCAGAACTGATGTGTCTACATGGCCGTCATGGTTTGTCAAACTGGTCTACTTAAATCTGGCTATCCTCCTATGTGAGCCGCTTAAACAGAAGTCTACAAAGCAGAACCAGTTACTCCTGATGTTTGAAGAGGCCATGAAAATCGCGGTCATGTCAAACGGTCTCGAAGACTCCAACACAGACACGCGTAATGTAAATACCGACAAAGGAAACTCCGACGTACTAAACGCGGCAACTCATGGAATAGCGGATAAGAACTACGTTGTAGACAGAGGAGACTAAATAAAGTGAAAAAGCTATTACTTATTCTCTTTTTTATCACCACATATGTTTTCTCCGCTTCCGTTCTCGTCAACTCCTTCAGCAGTGGGGAAATCTCACCTCTTCTTGAAGGTCGGACCGACGTGAAGAAATACTACACCGGCTGTCGCACTCTTGAAAACATGATTGTAATGTCTCAGGGCGGTGTGATGAAACGTCCTGGCACTGAGTACATTGCAGAAGTAGATACAAGTGCAAAAGCTACCCGCCTCATACCCTTTGAATACTCCACAATCCAGACTTACATTATCGAGATGGGTGATGTCTACATGCGTTTCTTCAGGGATGGAGCACAAATACAAGGTGGAGCAGGTACATCAGAATGGACTGACCTGACCGCGTCGTTTGACAATATTGTTGCTCACTGGATGATGGATGATAATGTTGCTAATATTGAAGTTCTTGATGACAATGGAGAGACATACAACGGAACGGCAAGTGCTAACACCTCTACACTGCACGACGATGGACAAGTCGGTACAGGCTCTTTTGATTTCGACGGACAGTACGCTTTCTACGCGGCAAACAACGCAGACTTCACTTTCGAAGAGGCAGTAGACGGTAACTTTACTCTTGCCGGTTGGGTATATGTAACCGACAGCAGTTCTGAACAGGTCATAGTCTCAAAATGGTATGACCGTACAGCAAGAGAATGGAAACTCGTTCTCGACGAAGATGAATACCTGAAGTTGTGCATTGCCGATGAAAGTCTCCTATTTGACTCAAGTTTAGTCGGTTATTGGCAGTTGAATGACAGTGCTGCTACAACTACTGTTTCTGATGAGTTAGGTGTGAACGACGGTACTTTGTCGGACGGTGACACCAGTTACACTTCTGCCCACAGTATAACTGCTAAAACTGGAAGTAACATGGTAAACGCTTTCACTCTTGACGGTACAGATGACAAGATAACTTTACCTGACTCAGATGACAATACAGACTTGGATGTTACAGGCAATTTGACAATCTCCTGTTGGATTGACGCTGATGATGATGATACGATTATACTCTCAAACAGGTATCATTGGGCTGGTCCAGAGTGTGGCTATAGCTTCAGTACCGATGCCGATGGTAAACTTTTATTTAGTTCCGGTACTGCTGCAAACGACGATGATGCCACTGCTATTGCAGTTAGTACAAGTGCTTTAACAATTGGAGCATGGCATCATGTAGTAGCGGTGAAAACAGGAGTTAATATACAATTTTATATAGATACTGTAGATGCCGGTACAGATACGGTTGCACGAGAAGCGATAGGCTATAGTGCCAGCTACAAAACACGAACCATTGGAACATCAGATGACGCTTCGATGAAAAATGGCGGTGGAAGCCTCTTTGGTACAAGAGACTTTACCGATGGTGACATAGACAACCTGATGGTCTTTGACACGGCTCTTTCCGCTGCCAATGTTACTACATTATACAACGATGGTAATGGTATAGAGGATTTAGACGCTATTTACGCATATAAGAAGTCAAACGTGGCACTAAGTTCTGGATGGAGATTTGTTACTTCTGTCTACACAGGTGATGTCACTGCATGGACAGGTGCTACAGCGGCTAATTACATAACTCTATATGTTGATGGT